ATCGATGAGAATGGCACAAAGAAGACATACCCTGTTATCGGTGTTGAAGTTAACCTTTCAGATTACAACATCGGTACAAACGGTGGTGCTAAGACTGACTTCTTCGATGATTTCGATATCGACTTCAACCAGTACAAATACCTGTATGAGACAAGAATGTCTGGTGCTTTGATTAAGCCTTTCTCAGCACTTACATTCTACCTTGTAAAGGGTTGATTAAATCTTATAGGAGGGCAAAACAATGGAGATGATTTTCCAGGACGCAAAAGATAAGTACGTTACAGCTGTTGTTGTATACGGAAAGACATCAGATTCAAAGCTTTATGTCGATGCTGATTACTCAGCTCAGGTTGAACAGGCAGTAGTTGAAGATGCTTTCGCTAAGAATGTTCTTCTTGTAAAAGTTGGTACAGCTTCATACAGACCAGTTAAGGTTGCTGCAAACAAGGTTCTTGTGCTTGATCTTGCATCAGGCGCTGTAGCAGCTACAGAATTCACAGCTAAGGCTGCTGAATAATATCTTGGAGGTTGTTTATGAAGTGGTACGGCGAGATTGGTTTTAAAGAAATAGTTACAGAAGCCAGAGGTGTTCATAGCCCTAAGATAATCCCTAAGATGTTTGTAGGTGATGTTCTTAGAAGTGCATGGGGAGAACAACAGGGCAATAAAATCAATGCTGATATGCATGTAACAAATAGGCTTTCAGTGGTTGCTGACCAGTATCTTCAAAACAACTTCCACAAGATAGCTTATATTGAATTCGAAGGTGCCAAGTGGACTGTGGGTGATGTCGAGAAGGATCCAGATCGACCAAGACTTACAATCTCACTTGGCCCTTTGTATAAGGAGGAAGAGGAGGTAGATGAGGATGAAGACTAGAGAAGAAGTCCAAGAGTTTTTGGAAAGTGTTCTCGGGAATGATCGAGTCTATTTCCAAGAGCCTCCGAATACTGGCATGAAGTATCCATGTATAGTTTATAGGTTTAATCGATTCACTAGAAGAGATGCCGACAATAAACCATACATACTCTTCGGTCAGTGGGAGGTACACCATATGTATAAGTCAATAAAGTATGACCTTAAGGATAAGCTTTTATTTGCTTCTCCATATGTCGACTTTAACAGACGCTTAATTACAGATGGTGTATACAACGATTACTATACAATACATCAATAACGGAGGTAAACACTATGTTCGCATTAAATTGGGACGCCCAGGGCGAGAAGAAATTCGAGACTGGTGTTGATAGGGGTGTGTTATATCCAGGTGTAAATGGATTATACCCAAAGGGAGTCGTTTGGAATGGCTTCACTAATGTAAATGAATCTCCAGACGGAGGAGATGCTCAGGATTTCTATGCTGATAACATCAAGTATGGTTCACTTCGTGGTGCTGAGAACTTTAACGGTACTGTTGAGTGCTATACATATCCTGATGAATGGAAGGCTTGCGATGGCCGTAGAGAACTTGTTCCAGGTGTTACAATCTCTCAGCAGAACAGAAAGGCATTTGGTCTTTCTTACAGAACACTTATCGGAAACGATACTGAGGGTATTGACCTTGGTTATGTTCTTCACCTCATCTACAATGCTACAGCTTCTCCATCAGAGAAGAGTCGTCAGACTGTAAATGAATCACCTGAAGCTCAGACATTCTCATACGAGTTCAGAACAACACCTGTTCCTGTAACAAGAATCGAGAATGCAAAGGCTACATCTCACATCGAGATCGACAGCACAAAGGTTACTGAGAATCAGCTCAAAGCTATCGAGAACATTCTCTATGGTCAGGCTGGTTCAGTATCTTATTCAGAAGTTGCTGCAGCTACAGGTGACAACCCAGCTTCAGAAGGTTGGTATGAACTTGTTGGCTCAACATATGTTCTTTCAACAGATACAACTGTAGATGCTGAGAAGACATACTATGAGAAAGTTGAGACTGGTGCAGTAGATCCTAGACTTCCTCTTCCAGATGAAGTTTACGATATCCTTACATCAGTAGCTTGATAATTTGTTTATGGGCCTGGGTCGTTAGCTATATGCTTTCGGCCTGGGTTCTTTTTATGAAAGGGGAATAACCATGTATAAAATCACAAGAAAGTATGAAGATTTCAATGGGGTTGAGAAAGAAGAAGACTTTTACTTCAACCTGTCAAAAGCTGAGATTCTTAAGATGGAACTTAGTGAAGACGGTGGTATGGACCAGCGTTTAAATAGACTTGTAAAGACAAAGGATATGAAAGAAGCCATTAAGGTATTCGAGGGACTTCTTCTCTTATCTTATGGTGTAAAGACGGATGATGGTCGATTCGAGAAGAGTGATGCTCTTAGAGCTAAGTTTGCAAGCTCAGCTGCTTATAGCGAGATTTATTTCGAACTTGCTACAGATCCTGAGAAGGCTCAGAAGTTTGTAGAAGGTATTGTTCCAAAGATGGACGCGCCTTCAATACCAGCACCACCACTTCCAGAAACGCATTAATATACTGAGAAAGGAGCAATAAGGGGATGTCAATAAAAATCGAAGTAAAAGGTGCCGAATTGTTCGATGAAAAGACCCAAAGGTTTATTGAGGTCAAACCAACCACGTTAATAATGGAGCATTCTCTTATTGCTATTTCTAAATGGGAGTCAAAGTTCCATATACCATTTCTGGCAGAGGACGAAAAGACTCCCGAACAATTAGAGTATTACTTCAAATGCATGACCATTAATCAGAACGTTAATGACAATGTATACAAGTCGATTACAGTTTCACAACAGCAAGAAATATTGAATTACATTAAAGACCCTATGACTGCTACTTGGTTTTCAGACAATAAAAAAGGCGGAAAAGGTAAAGGTCGTAAGGCAGAGATCATCACATCAGAACTCATCTATTATTGGATGGTAGCTTTACAAATCCCATTCGAGTATGAAAAGTGGCACTTAAATCGATTACTAACACTGATACAGGTATGTAATTCGTATAACCAGCCTCCGAAAAAGATGAGTAAAAACGAAATAATTCGTAATAATGACGCATTGAATGCAGCAAGAAGGGCAGCTATGCGTACACGGGGGTAAAGACTATGAGTAGTGGCATAACTGTTAGTACAAGTGGTGACTTTAGCAAAACATTCAAATACTTGGGTAATCTAGAGTCATTTAAGAAACAAAAACTCATGTCTATTTTAAAGAAATATGGTGAAATGGGTGTTGATTCTTTACGAGAACATACTCCAGTAGACACCGGTGAGACCGCTAGTAGTTGGTCTTACACAATAACCGAAGATAAGAATTCAGCCACTTTGACATTTGTAAACGATGCTCAAAATGACGGTATTCCTATAGCAATTTTAATACAATATGGTCACGGAACTGGAACTGGCGGATATGTTCCACCAAATGATTTCATAAATCCAGCAATGAGACCAATATTCGAAAAGATAGCAAATGACGCTTGGAAGGAGGTACGTGCTTTATGAGTCAGCAGATTGAGAATCAAATCGTAAAAATGCAATTCGATAACACGAGTTTCGAAAAGAACGTTCAGCAAAGCATGTCTACCCTTGACAAGCTTAAACAAGCTCTGCGTTTCGATAAAGTAAACATGACACCTCTGCAAGAGGCTTTTTCATCTGCAGAAGCTACAGCCACTAAAGCCGGTTTCCACATTAGAGACATTTGGCTTAAGGTTGGAAGTATTATAGAAGACCAGGTTGCACAAAAGGTTGTAGACGCTGGTAAGAAAATGCTCAATGCACTCTCGTTTGAAGGTATCAATGATGGTTTTAAAGAGTATGAACTTAAGATGGGTTCTATCCAGACTATCATGGCAGGTACTGGTGAGTCATTGGCAACAGTAAATAGATATCTGGACGAGTTGAATACTTATTCAGATAAGACTATTTACTCATTCTCAGACATGACAAGTAACATTGGTAAGTTCACTAATGCTGGTGTCGGTCTGAAAGATGCTGTAGATGCCATTAAGGGTATTGCTAATGAGGCAGCAGTCTCTGGTGCAAACTCAAATGAAGCATCTAGAGCGATGTATAACTTTGCACAGGCTCTATCAGCAGGTTATGTTAAGCTTATCGACTGGAAATCAATCGAGAATGCTAACATGGCAACAAAAGAATTCAAAGAATCCCTTTTGGATGTTGCTGTAGCTTGTGGAACAGTTGAGAAAACATCCGATGGTATGTATAAGATCCTAACAGAGAACAATAATGGATCTACAATGGATGAACTAGTTAGTGGTACAAAGAACTTTAACGATTCTTTGGCATACCAGTGGATGACAACTGAAGTATTGACAAAAACTCTTAAACTCTATGCTACAGACATTAGAACTTTAACTGAAGAAGAAAAAGGACTCTATGAGCAAGAACTTAAGAACATGGGATTATCAGATGAACAGATCGAGAAATTCGAGCAGTTAGGCATTAAAGCTACTGATGCTGCATCTGAGATCAAGACATTCTCAATGCTTATGGATACTCTTAAGGAGGCCATAGGTTCAGGTTGGGCAATGA